ACTTGTTGATTGTAATAAGGATGGCGGAGAGCTTTTTATTGTAGAAGGTGACTCAGCTGGTGGATCTGCGGCTGACGCAAGAGACTCATCTAATCAAGCGATACTTAAGTTAAGAGGTAAAATACTAAACACTTACACCAAAGAGTTGGCAGATATTATAGAGAATAATGAAATCAAAGACATTTTAACAAGTCTTGGAACTGGTATTGGAGATAAGTTCAATATTAAGAATCTTAGATATGATAAGATTATTCTTTTGTCGGATGCGGACCCTGATGGGGCCCATATTAACATTCTTATAATGGCACTGTTTTTAAGACATATGCCTGAAATTATTAAACAAGGAAAACTATATAGAGCTGTACCACCATTTTATCAAGTTAAAAAAGGTAAAAAACGTGTATATCTGCAAGACAACAAAGAACTTAATAGATATATTAAGCGTTTCGGACAACCTAAAGAACTTACCCGATTTAAAGGTCTTGGTGAGATGGGTGCTAAACAATTGTGGGAGACAACTATGGATCCAGAAGCAAGGAAACTAGTACAACTTTCTACTACTGATATTGAAGGCGCATTAGAGCTATTTGATATTCTAATGGGTAATAGTAGTCAAAAACGTAAAGAATACATATTTGAAAACGCAGAGGACGTGATGTAATGGATTTAAATAATATAGCAAAAGATGACTTTCTTAATTACGCAATGGCTGTAATTAAACATAGGGCCATTCCTAATGTAGAAGATAATCTCAAACCTGTACATAGACGTATTCTTTACACTATGTATGAAAATAAGCTTTTCTCTAACAAGAGATTTGTTAAAAGTGCAAGAACAACTGGTAACGTTATGGGTCAATATCACCCACATGGTGATACAGCTATATATGATGCCTTGGTAAGACTATCACAGCATTGGAAAATGAGATACCCTCTTATTGAAATGCAAGGTAATAATGGTAGTATCACAGGCGCATCAGCTGCGGCCCAGCGTTATACTGAAGCAAAGCTTAGCCCTATTGGAGACTTAATGGTTGAAGAGCTAAAATACAAACCAGTGGACTATGAAGAAACATATGATGGAGAGGGGTCTGAACCAAGACTACTTCCTAGTATGTTCCCGAATGTATTGTGTAATGGTAATATGGGTATTGCGGTTGGTATGTCAAGCTCTATTGTTCCACATAATTTAAAAGAAGTAGTTTCTGCATTAAAAGCATATATGAAAAACCCTGATTTAACTGTTGACCAACTAATAGAAATTATACCAGGACCAGATCTACCTACAGGTGGAATTATTAATAACATAGAAAAGATTAAAGAAATATATAAAACAGGAAGAGGCACTCTAGAAGTGCAAGCGAAATACCACATTGAAGAAAAGGGAAAGAAAACTCATATTGTAATTACTGAAATCCCATATCTTATGAATGTTGAGAATAATATCACTGAAAAAATTAAAGAGCTTGCAAATGAAGAGCTTAGTGATGTCTATAATATTGAAAACAACATTGGTAGAAATGGTATTGAATATAGAATTATTTTAAAGCCAAAAGCTAATACAGGTAAGGTGCTTCAAATTCTATTTAATAAAACTGGTCTTAAAAATAATTTGCGTATTGGATTAACTGTTCTTAAAAATGATAACCCTATAGTCGCTAATATGCTTGATTTGCTAGACAATTATTTAAGACATCGACATAATATTATAACTAATATTGCGAAAGCTAAGAAAGAAAAAGCAGACACAAGATTACATATTGTAGAAGGTTTGTTAATTGCGCTTCAAGATATTGATGGTGTCATTAAAATTGTTAAAAAGTCATCTAGTAAAGGAGCCGCTAGACAAGAATTAAAATCTAGTTATAAACTTAGCGAAGAACAGGCAGAAGCAATTTTAAATATGAGAATTTCACAACTTAATAAAATTGATGCTCATAAACTACACAATGAGCAAGAAACTCTTATGAGTGATACTAAAGAGTATAAAGAAACTATTGAAAGCGAGAGCAAAAGAAATAGTATTATTAATGAGCAGTTAAATGAAATTGTTAAAAAGTTTGGTGACTCTAGAAGAACTGAACTAAAAAGCACTACATCAATTAATACTGACATCGCTGAAGAATACTTTGTTGCGGCTCTTTTTGATAACAATGAGATTGAAATTAAAAACAAAAAGAACCTACGCTTTCATAAGAAAAATAGAGTAGGAGACAAGTTGTTTGATAAAGACCCTAAGCAAGTAATAAGCGTAAGCAATAAAGAACTAATACTTATGTTCAGTGATGAAGCTAAAAGTTATTTAGCTAAAGATTTCTCAGTAGATGAAGGTAGGTACTTAGCAAGCGGAATTGATCAAAGAGTATCTTCAGATATTAGTTATATTACAAAAGTGAACAAAAAAGAGTTAGATAAAGATTATCTTGTAATAGTCACCAATCAAGGTACTATTAAAAAATCTTCAGTTTCTGACTACAATAGTTTTAAAAGCCCTATTAAGGCAATTAAACTTAGAGATGGCGATAGTATTATTTATGCTGGTTTTCATAACAATGACGAAGATGTTATAGTTACATCAGAAGATAAAATTCTTAGGTTCTCACTTAAAGACTTTTCTTCTACTGGACGTAACACAATTGGTGTTAAAAGTATGGATATAGATAACGTAGTAGATGCGGCCGTTGTCCCGTCTAGTGGGCTACTGTTAATGTATAACGAAGAAGGTAGAGCTAAAATTACAGCCGTTGATAACTTCTCTCTGTTAAAGAGAGCATCTAAGGGACAAAAACTTGCTGACAATCTGTCTAATATAGAGCACCTCAACAATACTAATGTAATTGTATTAGGAAAAGGCGGTAAATATATTAGAATAGAAAAAAGTGAACTCTCAAATAAATCTTCTAAGGCGCTTGGAACTAAACTTTATCCAAAAGAAATAGCTAAAATTTGTGTCTAAGAAAATTTGAAAAAATCCAAAAAATATAGTATAATTATAAATGTAATCGATGGAAAGAGTTTTAAAAATTTTAGTACACTCAATTTTAACCCTGTCAAAAATAAGAAAGGGCTTCTAAAAATTGCAAAAAACCGAAATGTTTGGTATAATTATTATAGTAATGAAAGGAATGAATTTTAAAAAATTAAGAAAATTAGTTTTATAAAAAATTGCAATTCTTTAAATTATTTGGTATAATTATTATAGTAATGAAAGGAATGAATTTTAAAAAATTAAGAAAATTAGTTTTATAAAAAATTGCAATTCTTTAAATTATTTGTTATAATTATTATAGAGTTAAAAAAGTTTATTCATACACGAAAGTGTATAGAAAATATAAAAATTATATAGGAGGCAACACAAATGGCAGAACAGAAAAAAGGACCAGGAAAACCTACAGAGAAACAAATAATTGTACTTAGTTTTCTACAATCTAATGAAGGGGCATATTTCGGTGACGAAATTGCTGAAGCTTCAGACGAACTAAACCCTAAAGGTATCCACGGCGTTATGAATGGCTTGTACAAACGCGGACTAGTCGGAAAAGACAAAACCCCACGTACTGTTACAAGAACTAACAGAGATGGCGAACCAGTTGAAAAAGAAACTGAAGCTACTGCATATTCACTTACTGATGAAGGCCGTGCCAAAGACCTTAACTAATAAGACATACAACTAATAAAAGGCAACTATAATAACGATGTAGTTGCCTTCTATAGTGTATTATTAGTGAACACATCATGAAAACACACAAATGAAAAAAAACAAATGTTATCTACAAATGGAGGAATAACAAATGGCAAACAAAGAAAATGCTTTAAAAATCAACAAAGTGCGTGTTGTTGGAGTTCTAGAAGAAGTAGAACTTAAAAGAGACGTATCAAAAGGAAACAATAAAAACTACATTGCAGGAAATATTGTAGTAAAAAGTGAAATAAAAGGCGAAGAACAGCTTACTGAATTTACTCTATTCGCATTTCAACTTACCAAAGAGGGTAAGGAAAACTCATTCTATAAAACTTATGATGGATTAGAAGATAGAGTCGGAGAAAGAGTTGCGATAGACGGAGAAATTGAGGAAAATAGATTTTATAGTAATAACAACGATGCACTAATTTCTCAATCACGTAATAGAGCTAAATTTATCAACAAACCTACAAGAGAAGAAGAAGATGAAGCGACTTTTATTTTCGGAGGCTATGTTGTTAAGCCAATCAATGAAAAGCTTAATAAGAACGAAGAAGTTATTCACTACGAAATTACACTAGGTCAGGCTGATTATTCTGGTACTAAGCCTATCTATATCACTTTCGCAGTCGACCAAGACAACACCAAAGCAGTTAAATTCATGGAAAATGAATACGAAGTCGGTGAAACAGTAAGAGTAGATGGAAACTTTGAAGTTATTCATGAGCAAAACGAAGTCGTAAAAGAAAACGCATTTGGTGAAGATAAAGTAAAAGTATATGATAACTATTTCAAAATTTACAGAGTTACTGGTGGTTCTGCTCCTCTAGAAAAAGGCTCTTATGATGAAGATTATATTCTTGATCTAGCCCAGTCTTATAAAGATATTGGGCAAGATTTGAAAGCAAAATCTGAGTCACAGAATGAAAGTTCACAACCCAAATCTAAAAGAAAAACAAAAAGCAAACTAGAAAACATGTTATAGAAATATAGATTAGGGGAGTCTTTGCTCCCCTTTATATTCTAAAAGGAGGAAATTATAAATGCAAGATTTGTTAGAATTACAACCACATAGAGTATCAGAGAGTTTAACAGATAAAATCTTCTTATTCTATGGTGAAGCGGGTACAAGAAAAACAACAGTTGCAGGTGCTTTTCCTGACATGTTGCTAAGTGCTTTTGAGATTGGGTATAAATATATCGACGGTATCTACGCCCTTCATATTACAAATTGGTCTGAGTTTAAGAGACTTGTTAGAAAGCTTGATGATGAAAATGTAAAAGAAAAATATAAAATGATAGGTATTGATACAATTAGCTTAGCATATAGTGCTTGCTATGATTATATTCTTAAACAGCAAGGTGTTGACGATCCTGGTGACATTGGTTACGGAAAAGGTTGGAGACTTATTAGAAAAGAGTTTGAAAAAACTATTCTAAAAATTCCACAAATTGGCTATGGTTTAGTTATGATAGCACATGCTGATGAAAATAACAAGGGTGAAGACGCTAGCTCAACTAAAGTTGATATTGATAAACGACCAGCTGCAATTATTAAAGGACTTGCAGACCATATTATATATTTGAGAAAAGCTTACAAAGACGGTACAGAAAAAACAATGGAAAACCAAACTGTTTATGCCTATACTAACCTGGTTGACATTGAAAGCAAAACAAGACTTAAACAATTGGCGCCTAAATTTGAATTTACATATGAGAACTTAAAAGAAGAAATCAAAAAAGCTATTGAGAAGAAAAAAGTTCAAGAAGGCATTGTTACTGACGAAAATAGGCAGCAACTTTATAAGAAAACAGAACAGTCTTTTGAAGAAGCTCGAGAAGAAGCAGTGGTTATTGCAAAACAACTTATAAGCGAGAATGGAGAAGATATCAAAGAGTACATTAACAATCTAATATTTGATTATCTAGGCGTTCCTATCAGCGAAACTACTAAGGCACACAAGAATGAATTAATTAGTCTTAGAGAAGAACTCGCAGACAAGAGAGAAGAACTAAGTGAATAGACAACAGCTAGAGCAGCTAATCAAAGAGGAATTAGAGATACCAAATCTAAGTCCTATGATGAAGGCTCAAATTGTTAAATTTAGAAAGAGCGGCCTAACGTTTAAAGAAATTGGCCGCTCTATTTTTTATTATGTCAATGTTTTGAAGCGAGAACCTGATAGAGATGAGCTAAGAAAGTACGGTATTGGTATCGTACCTAATGTAGTGCAAGAAGCCAATGAATACTTTGAAGCAAAAAATAAACTAAATGAATTTTATAGACAGCAAGGTATTAAACTTAAACAATCTAAGCTTAAAGAAAGAAAAAAGAAGAAGTTTAAAGTTAAACCTCGCAAACGTAAAAATACAGATAAACATATTAACTTAGATGAACTGTAAAAGAAAGAGGTGAAACAATGTCTACATTATTCGACCAAAATGCGGCTATGATGGTAGTCGCTGGTTTGATAAAAAAGCCTGAGATTATTCATGATAACCAAAGTTATAAGCTTACACCTAATGATTTTAAAAGCGATTTTTATAAAATTATTTTTGGAGCTATTAACAATTTGGTTCAAGACGGCGCCCAAAATATAAACACTAAAGATATAGATTTATATATCGGTCAATATAAAAAGCAATATGAAAAATACAAGAGTCATAATGGCTATGAATTTCTTACATCTTTAGAGCCTTATGTTAAAGATATGGACGAAAATAAATTTAGAATACATTATGATAGAACAAAGAAATTTACTATCCTTAGAAGTTTAGAAGGACTGGGAATAGACACAAAAGAATTCTATAATCCCGATGTAAACTTTTTAGAATTAGAAAAAGAAAACAAAAAGTTAAATAAATATACGATTGAAGGAATTCTAGAAAAAGTTAAGGGAAGACTCGTTACAGTAGAAAATGAGTATATAGCAAGAAATAATATACAAGCCCAAACAGCAGGTAAAGGAATGGCTCAGCTATATCAAGGCCTTAAAGATACTCCTGAAATTGGTATGCCTATTGAGGGCGATATATTAAACTACATTGTTAGAGGCGCAAGATTAGGTAAGATGTATATAAATAGTGCGCCATCTGGACACGGTAAAACAAGATTTATGATTGGTAATGCTTGTGCTTTATCAGTGCCTAGAATTGAAAATAACAAGGTTGTTATTAAAGAAGACCTTAGAAAAACTGTTATATTTACTACTGAGCAGAAGGTTGATGAAATTCAAACACTTATTCTTGCTTATGTTAGTGGAGTTAATGAGAATAAAATTCTTACAGGTACTGTTGATGCTTATGAGGAGAAATTAATTCAAAAAGCTATTAATATCATTGAGTTTTATGATGAAAATCTTCATATCGAAGTTATTGGAAACCCTTCAATAGCAACTATTAAAGCAAGACTACTTAATTATATCACAAAATATGGAATAGAATATATATTTTATGACTATATCTTTTCTAGTCCTGGACTTCTTGGTGAATTCAGAGACTTAAAAATTAGAGAAGACGTCGCACTAATGATGTTATCTAACACGCTTAAGGAAATTGCGGCAGAAAACAATGTATTTATTCAGTCTGGTACTCAGCTTAATGATAGATGGCAAAAGAACCTTGTTAGAAATGTCAATCATGTTCGTGGCTCAAAAGCGATTGGTGACAAGGTAGACGTTGGTATTATTAGCGTCATGTTAAGTGATGTTCCAGAAGAAAAAGAGAAAGTAGAGAAAATAGTAGAAGCAGCGAATGTTCCAATGCCCAATATTGTAGTTGATGTTTATAAAAATAGGCGTGGACCGCTAACGGGTGTTAAATTATTTAGACACTTTGATTATGGTACTTGTAGGGTAAAAGATATAATGTTAACTTCAAGTAGCTTTAAAGTTATAAATGATTATGAGGTTGTAGAGTACGAACAGTCGACTCTGTCTTTTAGCGAATATGATAAAATGGTGGTGAATTTCAATGAGTAAGTCAATAAAAGAATATAGAAATGAGCTTAACGCAGATGATATAAGAGATTTTTTAGAAAATCACTATGATGTGTCTCCAGTAAGAGAAAATGATGTAATGATAGTTTATCCTACTGTTTGTCATAACTTAGACCCGGCAGATGCGAGTCCTAAACTGTATTACTATAAGAAAGATAATATATTTAAATGCTATACAGAATGCGACCAGGTTTTTGATATATTCCAGCTTATAGAAAACATGGAATATTTAAGAGGACGCAAAATTTCGGTAAAAGGCGCAATAGAAATGATAGGAGTTAATTCTTCTGAAGGCATTAGCGATACTGAGCATTTTAGTATTAAAAAACAACTAGACTATTTATATGAAATGAATAATATAGTTAGTCAAGAAGAAATAGAATTAACAACATATAGCAAGAAAATATTAAATAGATATATTTATGACCTAGAGTTTTTAAAGCCTTGAATTAATGAAGGGATTAGCCCTGAGACTCTTAGAAAATATAAGATTAAATTTGATACTATTATGAATGCAATTATCATACCATATTTTACAGATGATAAAGAGTTAGTTGGTATTAGAGGAAGGTTTTTAAACCCTGATGCAAAAGCAAAATATATGCCAGTAAAGTATGGAGATAAATATTTAGCGCATCCAACAAGCAAGATTTTATACGGTCTAGGCGTTAATAAAAAAGCAATACAGAAGAAAAAAATTGCTATAT